TTCTCTTTTGAATTTCTTCAACCTTTGAACGAACTTCTGAGATATTCTTATCTGCAGTATTTTTATCAGCATCTTCTAAAAGAGAACGCTTTTCGTCAATCATTTCATTGTATGCTTTCTTTGCAGCAAGCAATTGTTCTTTTAAATTCATTAAATTTTCTCCTCTAAATTACTTAATTGTGACTTAATCCATACTTTTTCTTTTTCAATTTCTTTAAACCCAGTTAGTGAACGAGTAGAAGCTTCTACATCAGTTGCCTTATATGCTGGAAAAGTAACAACTGAAATTTCATATAAGTGGTTAATTTTACGTACATAATGCACATAACCATTTGAAGTGTCTTCCCAGTCATCATCTGCAATATCAAAACCAAAACTCATACCAGAAATATTTTTATTTCTTAAATTAGTTAAAGTATCATTGCCAAGAGTTGTTTCAGGAATATCAGCTTCAAAATGTAGCCCACGTTCATCTAAATTAAGCTTTAAAGTATTAGCACTAGTTCTCGCTAGAACACTTCCTGAATCGTGATTATATAAGAGAACTACATCACTCATATCCACATCATCAAAAGCGTGTGGGTCAATAAATTCAGTAAAATCTCCAAGTTGTTCACTACGAGAATTAAAAACTACAGCAGTTCCTTTAATCGTTCTGCTTTCCTTCTCCATCATCGGAGCTTGTGTCAGATTCCGTACTTCCATCTTTCTCATTGCCTTTTAAAACATTGCTGATTCCACTTTTTTGATTTTCTTTTGTAGATATAGGTTTACCTGTATCATCGTATGCATTACCTACTGCTACATTGTTAGGGAAGTTTTCCCTAATGTTTTGAATAGGTACGAAGTTACTCATAATTGTTCTTACTCCTGCCATTTCATCATCAGCTGGAGCATAACCTAATCTAGTTCTTGATTCAGTATCACTAAGTAGGCCTGCTTTAAACCAATCTAGTGTGAGTTTCATATTGGTTTCAGTATCAAGTTCCATTAATCTTGAAACATCAAACTCAAAATGATACTTAAGTGAGTCTTTAGAACTTAGTAGTTTTACATTAAATTCAGATGTAAACCGTGAAAAATAATGATCTAAACTATTTTGTACATAGTCTAAATTGGATTGAGGTAAAGAAGTATGTGAGTTTTCCAAACCTAATCTACTGATTGGAATACCAAAAGCTTTTGCAATCTGCTTAGTCGTATAATCATTTGAATTGATAATCTTAAGAATGTTAGTATCAATTTCAATTGGTTGATAATCTTCCTTACCAGCTAAAATAATTAATCGATGTGTGCTATCACCAGAATTACCTTCAATCCATTTATTTCTTAAAGCATTTCTGGCATCAGGTCCTAAATCGCCTGGCATTTTCAAAATAGCAGAGCCATTGATTCCTGAACCAAAGAAAGCATTAAGCATATCATTGCCTGATTTTTGCATACGCATTTCATCAGCTAATGCATATAGTGGGCTTGCACCAACATAACCATTCGTGGACAAAAATTTTATATGTAAAATTTCATTAGCAGAAAGGTCAAATGGTTTTTGGCCATATGGTTGAATCTCATACTTTATTTCGCCTGAGTCTTCATCTAAAAAAGGTGTAACTTGAGATGGTTTTAGCAATTCAAGGTCAACAATATTGCCAACTTTATCCTTAAGAATTCTTGCATATGAATTACCAGTTAAAAGGAGATTAGCGGTCAAGGCATACTTAAAATCACGTGCTGTCATAAAATCATTAGGCTTAATATTCAACAAATAATTAAGTTGATTAAATCGTTTATCTTTAATGTGATTAACATTATCTGATTCTAGTTTTATTGGATTAGTCGCAATATCATTAGAAATTACATTAATTGCAGTAAAAACATCACTATTTTTCAAATTAGTAATAGGCACATATCGAGGACTAGTATCTTGAAAATCAATATAAGAACCAGTGTCATTAAAAGCGGTCAAACTTCTAAAAAAAGACAATTTATTGCACCTCCTTCTTATTTAGAATTAGTGCGATCAATATAGATTGCGATTGCTGTCCAAAACAAACCGCTTCCTATAAATCCTGCAGGTGTGCTTAATAAAAACATTCCTACTGAAAAAAGTAGGCCACCCATTAAACACAAAATGGTGTGAATATTAGATAAAATAAAATTAAAAATGGAATTGTTTCTCATAGAATTCTGAATCCCTTTCAAAATCTCGTGAGAAATCATAGTTATAAGCTTGAGTCATCGCATCAAGTAATGCTGCTAAAGGGTCAATCTTATTGCGATACATTGTCTTATCAAGTAAAACAGCATCATTAATCTCTTTAACAATTGCATTATTTACTGCAATTTCTAATAGCCGATTATCACCATGAATAACGCCCCCATCTTGAACATATTTACGAAATTGTTTAGTAGGTTCAGACAATGTTGCAAAACCTTGAGCAACATCAACCATTGTGTAACCATCTTCATTGAACGTATCGATAATATGGTTAGCTGAATAACGGTCATAACAAATGCAATTGACGCTGAATTTATGTTCACCGATTAAGTTATAAATAAAGTCAATGATTTGCTGGTCATCAATATTCCCTGATTCAAGATTTGAGAGTGTTACTTCCCCACGCCTTCTTAACGCTAAATAATCGATTTTATCCTTTTGAATCTTGTTTTTGATTCCACCTCGAGTTCCAACAAAAGCGTGAGAATCAACCCAAAACTTTTTTTGTTCTGGAAGAGGTACAATCCAAGAAACAGCTGATAAGTCCCCTGTTCTAGCCAAGTCCATACCGATATAAACTTCACGTCCATAAAGATCTGGAGTCTTATCTACTTTAATGTTTGCCCAGTCTTGAACTTTGATATATGAGTTTTCATTAGCCTGTTGCCACATATTAAAGTTATAAATTTTAGCTTTGGTTTCTCGTCCCATCGCTTGAGCGGTCTTCCAGTCTTGTATTAATGTAGGCAATAATGTTTCTCGAATATCCTTGTCATAAAGAATTGGATTAGATTTAATCCAGTTAGCTGTATCCGCAATTTCATCTTCAGATTCCTGTTCGTACCAAAGAACCATCGTTTCATCATCTACAACATCACCTTTAACCATCTGCTCCACATATTGATAAATCATTTCATGGAACCAACCATTTATGTTTGGTGAAACTGTAGAAATCAGTAACATTAATGGGTCTTTCTGCATACGAGATGATTTTTCAACGGCATCGTAAACTGTAATATCGTTACTATCTGCCTGTTCATCGAAAATAGCTAATGTAGTGTTTAACCCTTGAATACCGTTTTTATCGTTTGATAATGGTTTAATAAACGAACCAGTTTTAGCATCAGTGATTTCATCCCGTTTCATTTGCGTTTTACGTTTAACGAATGGAGAATCACTTCGCAGTGGAACCAAAAAGTTATTAATATAGTTAAAAGCAACCTTAGCTTGGTCACGTTTATTAGCTGCACAATAGATTTGCTTCCCACGGACGGGATATTTCTGGTAAAGCAAGATATATAATGCGATACCAGCCACTAAAA